ACATAGACATAAGGGCCACATACTGCTACTAAATAATTGCCACCTGATACAGTTCTCATGCCTCGTACTTGAGCTTGATTTTGTAATAAAATTAATGATTGCAAACCAGGTGTTGGATATAAAGCAACAATACCTCTACTTGCTGCTGAAGTTGCACTAGCAGGGGATTTTAATGGGTCAATTTCAGGACGCCAGTTAATACACTCCTGTGCATCTTGGTAGATACTAGGTGCTTCATAGCTAGGACCAACAAAGCCAAAATCTGACATTTAATCACTTTCCTTATAAGAATCACCACGTATTAAAGTTTTCATACATAAATTAGCGGAATATGTCAACTGAAGAAGCCCCCACTCAAAATCCACCCTGCGTCACGGGCTCTGCTAACTAACATAGAGCTAGGATAACTAGCAGAAGCAATAGGCTTCATGTTATTACGTTTAATCGTAGATTTAGATTCTTGTGCGTATTGATTAATCATGCCTATTTGTATTTGTGAGGCTTTGCCATACATAGGCATCAATCGTTCTGCTAGATTCCATCTAAGAGCCATTGAGTAACCTTGAGGTAGAGCAATTTCATCATACAAATTAGTATAGTTACTAAAGATTGTACTTGAGAATATGTGCATCTCACCTTGAGCAGGGTTTGGCCATACAAATACATTACCTGTTACAGCGTTAGGATTGTAATAAAGTGCTTTAGGCCAAGGGCCATTAAGTGTTTTTAAGCCAATCTGATTATAATTCTCTAAAGCTAAAATACTGACTTGATAATCTAAACCACCATTTAAAACAGGTTGGCCGTTACTTTGAGTGTTTACCCTTACGTATGCTTGGTCAATGTATAAAGGCTTCTGGTAATAGCCTGTAATTGATTGTGAAGCTATTGGTGTTTGATAAGGTATGTTTAATTCATATGTACCTATTTCATTTACGTTGCCACCTGCACCTGTTAAGAATTGAACAATCTTAGTTCCTGCTGTAATGCCTGCACCTTTTAATGTTTGACCTTGTGCAATTGCGCCACTTGTTATGCCTGTTACTGTAAGAATATTACCTGTAATTGAACCTGTAAATACTGAACCAATAAAGTTTGCAGTAGAGGGTGTAGGGCCTATCGTGTATTGAACTTGACCTGCAATAAGAGGGAAGATAATTTCAGTCGTATTGTAGACCATCATATCTTCATTAGACCATTGATCTACTAAATCATTGAGCATATCAAAAGCATCTTGTGTGGCATCAGGTGTTGGTGTTTCGCCTGATTCTAATGCACCAATATCTTTTAATGCTCGTGAAATAATCTCTAGTGGCATTGTCATAATAGTTCCTTATGTAGGCGTAAATACTTGTGGCAACCAAGGTGCAACAACAGTACCATTAGTTTTTATTTCATTTAATTGTTCTTCTAAGCGAGATTTTATTATATTTACACCATCTCTCATAGTTTCTTTTTCAATCCATGATACAACCATTTCTTCTGTTACTTCTGCAAAAGGCATAGTTACAGGATAATTGAACCACCAGTTTCCCTCTGTTTCTACTAATCTATCATCTTCACTTGCTGTTACATAGTATTTAGCATGAGTGATTATCTCATTCTCAGCAGATATTTCTAATATTTTCCATACGTAATTAATCATTTTAATGCCTTCCATATTCAAAGCCACTTGCATGATCTGTATTAGGTAAGCCTACATGATAACCAATAGCTGAACTTGCATCTGTCTGAAAACGACAATGAATTGCTATTCTGCCTGATTGCTTCCAACCAATCCCACCTTGAAACAAGTGTGTAGGACTAGCACGTAGTTGCATAAAGAAAGCAAAGGGTAAGCCAAACCTTACAAATACACACGCATTAGCATACTGCCAATTTGTCGGTACTATTTTAGGGATAAATGACCACTTACCCTCTACTGTAAATAACCAAGCAATACCGATTGTTTTAATCCATGTATCGTCTAAGCAGAATGGGAATAAATTTAATATTCCGTCATACCACTTTCCAAAGTTTTCTAAATGTTTAGCCATGATTAAACTGCACTCGTAGAAGCTAATAGATAATAAACTGTACCGCCAATATTAATTGCTACTTTGTTAGTAACAGTACCTAATACTGAAGCAGTTACACCTGTAGATGAAAGCATATTACCAGTTACTGTAGGTAAAGTAATAGTTGCTGTACCTGCTACTGCTGCTGGTGTTAGCGTACAGCTACCTGAAGTTGAACCATTAATCACTACAGTACCCATATTACCACCCAGCCAACGCAGAATAAGCCGTTGTACCTGTATCAGCATCAAACTCAGCTTTCTGTTCTGCTGAATAGTTACGGCACTTGCTACGTTTAAGTTCTATGACTACGCCATCAGCATCTAAGATTTCTTCAAGCCATGTAGCTTCTAGTGTGTTGGATTTAATGTCGTGTGTTACTGCTGCTAGATAGATCATGCTGTAGCTCCTTTAATGATTGCGTAGTTTATTTGTAATGCCTCAGATAAAGAGCCAGCAGAAATGTTAGTTACTCTTACGCCAAATTGTCCAGTTGTACCAACATACATGCATTCAATTCTGTAGTTAGATGGATTTATGCCAATATAAGTCGCAGTTAAAACAACAGTATCTGTTTGTGCTACTAAAGAATTTGTTACAACAAATGTAACGATTGCCCCAGCAGCCAAAGCAGCATTGTTCATCGTAATCTGACCAGTAGGCTTATTCAATGTAACGGCTGTACTCTTAGAAGTAGCTTGAGTAACCGTACCACCTGACCCTGTGCCGTAGCCTAGACCTGCTGGCTGAACTACAACTAACCCACCTAGTGCAGGTACAGCTACTTGCGCTACTCCTGATGTATAGAATCCAATGGGTCCATATCCACCTGCTGCAAAAGAGGCTTGTAAAGCAATACCATTTGCCCCTGTAACAGCGTCCGCTGATAATATAGCTACTGCTCCTGCAGACACCGCTCCTCTTGCCCAAATTGTTCCAACTACATCTAACTTAGTACTAGGAACAGAAATACCAATCCCCACATTTTGACTAGCATCTATCGTTACTGCTGTTGTTCCACTATTCGTAGCAAGTTGTAAAATACCAGAGTTATCAGCACTTATGGCTACTCCGTTTGTTGTCGTTGCATTAATGATTGATGCCATGTAAATCTCCTAAATTTATAATACAACCCATTTTGAACCTGAAGGTACTGTTACTGTTATACCCCCTGCTACAGTTGCACCTACACTCATAGCATTAGAGCCTGTTGGAATTGCATAGTTTACACTTACTGTTTGACTATTAACAAATAATCCGTTTGTAGCAGATACTTGTGGAGCTGATAAAGTCGTACCTGTATAGTTTAATGCTGACGATTGATTAGGTGTAGTAGTACCTTGGCCATAAGGAATATAATTAGTAGTATAAGTAAATGATGGTGCTTTATTATTAAAAGTTGTCCAATCAGTAGAACTTAAAGCTCCTCTATTAGATGCAGAAGCCGTAGGTACTTGTAAAGTAATAACAGGTGTTGTAGTTCCTGTTGCTACTGTAGAACTAAGATCAGTTCCTGTTGTACCTAAAGTAATTGCAGCTACACTTGTTACTGTACCTAAATTGCCTGTTAAATCTACACCATTAGCACTTAATACTCCTGTACTTGGCACAAAACTTAATTTTGTAGAAGAAGTTTTTTGTGGCAGATTACCTGTAGTAGATGTTGTCCAATTAGGATAACAAGTAGTCGCTGTTGTTGTATCGTCAGTTATTGCAGTATTAACGGCATTAGTTGCTGTTGTTGCACTTGTAGCGGTACTAGCATTACCAGTCAATGCGCCTACAAAAGTAGTAGAAGTTACAGAAGTTAATCCTGCAAAAGTAGTAACTGTCGCACCTAGTGATACAGCAGTAGAGCCTATTGTTACGCTTGAGTTAGTTAAAGCGCCATTAGGTATAGAAGTTAAACTTGCACCACTTCCACTAAATACAGTTGCAGTCAATGTACCTGTAGAGGGTACGTATTGATACTTAGTAGAGCTTGTATAAGTAGTAGAAAGATTGCCTGTAGTTTGATTAGCAAATAATGGGTAACGTGTCGTAGCAGTCGTTGTATCGTCAGTAACAGTCGCATAACTAACAGGTGTAGCCCAAGTAGGAACACTAGCACCATTAGATTGTAAAAACTGCCCTGCTGTACCATTACCTATAAAACTTGTAGCACCTGCGCCTGTTTGATAAGCAATTTGACTAGCTAAACCACCTGCTAAATTAGTTGCAGTAGTTGAAGTTGTAGATGATCCTACACTTAAAGTAGATTGAGCAACATATTGAGGTGCAGTAGCTCCTGCCGTTAAAACATAATTTGTAGTACCAAGTGTTAAGAATGAAGTTGCACCAGATGCGGTATTGTAAGCTAAAGCACCTGTTGTCCCACCACCAATATTAGTAGCTGTTGTTGCTAAAGTAGCACTTGCTACAGCACCACTTACTATTGAACCTAAAATAGAAGTTAGCCAAGTAGGCTGTGAATAACTACCATTTGAATATAAACCATTTGTTACTGTACCAGCATTACCTGTTACACCTATTGACCAAGTACCTGAAGCATTTGTACCTGTAACGCTAGGAGCGCCTATTGTATTATATGAGATAGTTTGTGCAACTGATCCATTAAAAGTGATTGGTGAAGCACCACCTGCGCCACCGCTATTAAATGTAGCACTATTAGTAACTGAGCCTGCACTTGTAGCACTTGTAGCTGTGGCTGCATTACCGCCAATGTTTAATGATGTTGCTGTACCTGTTAAGCCTGTACCTGCGCCTGTAAATTGAGTATTAGCAGTTATTGTAGTGCCTGTAATTAAACCTGCTGTAGATTGACCTATTGTAGCAGTATTAATTGTGCCACCTGTGATAGCTACATTATTTGCGTTTTGTGTACTCATTGTACCTAAGCCACTAACCGCAGTATTAGCAATCGCAATAGAAGTATTAGTTACACCTGTTACTTGACCACTAGCATTAGTAATAAATACTGGTACTGCACTTGCTGAACCATAAGTGCCTGCTGTACCTACTGGCGTAATACTAAAAGTATTTGAAAGTAAAGTTAATCCAGTGCCTGCAAAATAAGTATTAGCATTAGAAAATTGAACCCAAGGCATAGCAGTAACATTAATAGTACCAGTTGAAGTTGCTGTACATACCCAACCAGTATCTAACTGAGAGCCATTTAAAACTACTGTATAAGCACCAGGCACTTCTGCCCATATGTCCATATCAACGGCTCTATTCCATGCAGTCGTAGAAGCTATATATATGCCGTTAAATTGACTTGAACCTTGATTTTTAACTAATACACGATCACCAGCTACTGTTTGATAAGTATCAATTAATAATAGACCTGACAAACTAGCTAAATTAACTGTTGTAGCAACTTGGCAAGCAGCTTTAGGACCTAAGCCTTGAGCAACTGTATCAACATAGAATTTATTAGCTATATCAATATTAACGCTAGGTGTTGTGCTAATTTGACCTGTAGTACCTGATACGTTAGTAAATACACCTGTAGAAGCTGTTGTAGCACCAATTGTCGTACTATCAATCGTGCTATTAGTAATATGTAACCCTGATTGATTAGGATTAAATGTAGCAAAGAATGACTGACCTTGACCTATAAATGTCTGAAAGTTTCCATAGACATCAAAATATGCCTGTACTGGCAGTAGATTCTGGTCTACGGTTGAACTTGGGCCAGCCATAATATTCCTTTAAAAAGGTGAAGCAGTAAGTATTAAAACATCACCAGCACTAAAGTTAGCAGCTAAACCTGTAGTCATACTATATCCAACTATCGTTGCACTTGTTGTAGTGTACG